TACGTAAACACTCGGTCCGTGCTCGCGTCCGAGGTGTGCGTGAGCGTGAAAGCGCCCTGATCCCGTGCACTGACATACGTCGTTAGCAAGGCCGCGGCAGCGTTGGCGGTCAGCGGGCATAGGTCGATATGGCTGCCGGCGGTCGCCAGCGCGTTGAACACGACGGTTGTGGTTGAGGACGGCGTAAGCGTGACTGCTGAGACGCTATTACTCGCGCCAGACGCAAGCTCACGGATGGCCTGTGACAGGACCGGTAGCTTGGTTTCATTCAGGCCCGGAATATTCATTCGCCCATGACCGTCGGGTTGACCTCAAGCGCGGACAGGTAGGTCCATACAGTCGCCTCAGGGATACGGACCTTGGCCCGGTGATAGCGGCCGCGCGCCCGCGCTGGACAGAAGCGTCGACGATTGGGTGCGGTTTCCAAACGCCAGATGATCGGATCAGACAGAGCCTGACGGGTCGCGATGCTGGCCCGCACGTTAGATGCGTCCGTATCGACACGGATGCCGCGCACAAAGGCCTGGTTGGGGCGAGCCGTCAGAAAGTCCGCCGTCTCAATCGTCGCCTCTAAAGTATTGCCCTCGAAGAAGCTGAGCTTGTTGTCGGGGCCAAAAGCAGCAAGCGCGGCCTCGCCACCTGCAAAGAGCGCGCTGTCGAGCGAAGGCAGGTTGGGGTCATCGAGCGAGGTCGTAATGCTGTCGAGCGACGTGGCGGGCAGGCTGGTCGAGAATAGCACGCGGACATCGAGGTCGAGCAGAGACCACCTGTCAAGCGAGTAATCATAGACCAGGACCTTATCGAGCAGCGTCGGGTCAGAGCCGCCCGTTGCGGTCTGGACCCCAAACAGGACGCGGTGCCCGCGCGTATCGGAAACAACCTGAATCTTCTTCAAGGTGGACGTATTGACGTTGTCGTTAAACCATTGGTTGACCCGCTGCGTGCCGATCGGCTGGCTTTCACCCCCTGTGAATTGAAACAGGCCCGTCCGGTCCACGAAGAAGACGCGCGCGCCGATTTGGACGGTTGACCAGGCCGAGACGGCGCCCCTGCCCTCTTCCGCCTTCGAGAATTGGAAGACTTCCGGCGATCCAGGCGCAAAGACCATCGATCGGATGGCCTGCTCCTGGAAGACGACGCCAAACTCGCCGCCCGAAAAGGCCGTTACCGATCCCCCAACTGGAAAGCGTTGGATATCCCCCAGATTGATGCCCGGGGTCCACTCATTGGGGTTTCCAATGGAAGACCACTGGACTGCAAAGGGATCGTCCGTGAGGCCAGCGAGCACGATAAACTCGTTGACGGCCGCGCCGATGGCGGCCAAGGGCGGCGATCCCCCCACGTTGGCGAATTGAGTCCCGGTATCGATGTCAATGAATTGGAGAGGTGCCGCAGCGTGCGTCGCATAGAGATTGTTGCCATCCGTGAAGAAAGACCAGAAAGCGGTCCCAGACACAGCATAAGTAGCGGAAGGGTTAGAAACATCGGTCCAGGCGCCTGAGGCAGCGTTGAATTTATAGAGCTTGGTGGCCGTGCCCGCGTAGAAGTCCCAAGTCAGATCCGACTTCTGGACGCCGATCCCGCCCTTAGCTTCAGCCGGAAGGGCGCTGCTGGCCGGTGAGAGACCCCGGACCGGGCCATAGCCTGAGCCCGTCGGGAAGACGTTTGTGGCCCCGAAAAGGACGGTTGCGTCAACGCCAGCGCTGTCTGGCGCCCATTGTCCAACGGGGATTCTCGGCATATCCTACCATACAGGGTCAGGGACGATGGTTGCGGCGTTGGCCCATTCGCTTCCAAAATCAGAGCCGATCACTTGCGCCAGGCTGTCGCTCGCAAGAGCGCGCCACGTCGCAAGCCGAGCGTCATTAAACCCAAACGCTTCAGCTTCAGCAAGCGAGCCGTAGAGGTAAGCGTCCGGATGCTCGTCGAGAAACCAATTGGTTGCGTTTGAGACCGAGAGGCCCGGCACGGTCTGGTAGTAGTAGAGGACGACGTTGACGCTCGCGGCCGGGACGAGGGTTATAACCCCGCCCTCGATCGTGAAGCCGTAGGTCATCCGGTTGTTGGCGTAGGTGTTTCGCAAGTCCACGTCATCTGGCGTCAGGAATGTCAGTGGCTTGCCGTCCTCAAGCGTGAGACGCACGATCCCACGGAAGTCGTCCGGCACGTCAACCTGCCCGAAGCTGTCCGTCTGGGCTATGGCAACATTCTTGGCGCCCGACGTGCGCAGGACGCGCTGCGCCTTGACCTCAAACAGCCGAATGAAGTCGGGGATGCGCGCGTTGAGCGTCTCGTCGTCCAGATAGTCGGCGATGGCCGTCTGCAGGTCGGTGTAGTTTTCGAGAGCCATTAGACCCGTCCGGCCTTGGTCCTGAACTTCGACAAGTCAGGGTCGTTGAGCACCTTCGTGATGTATTTCTGATCGTCCTGACGTGTCGCCTCGCCAAGCAGGCGCTCCCACAGGAAGTGCGGCATGGTCGAGACGCGATACATGTCGCCTTGCCAGTTTCCGGTGTCCATCTGCCGCTCGGCAGCCGCCAAGGCGAGCAGCTCGTCGGCAGGCATGACGGTCCGGACTTTTAGCTGATGATGCCCTTCGACATCACCCTCTAACTTCATCCAGTCCGTCTTGCCCGTGACGGGGTCAAACGAGAGCAGCCGCCATGAAGAATCCGGCTGCCCGATCGGGACGTGACCGCTCAAGGCTTCGGCTCCTCGGCTGGCGGCTCAACACGCGGGGACGTTGGGGATTGGGCTTGCGCCGGATCGACCGAGCCCCGCTCTTCAGGCGGCGGAGCTTCGATGACACCCGTCTCCTGATTAATAACCGGAAGAAAGCCCTGCGGACGCGGCTCCTCACCCGGCTGCGGAATGTCTTGCTGGAAGCCTACACTCTCATCATCGATCCGGTCGGCCAAACCAGCGTCAATGAGGGCCAGCGCTTCGTCGGGTCCAAACGAAACAAGGTCACCCTTACGGGCGCGAAGCTGGTTGCCGTATCGGCTAGGATCGGCAGGGTAATAGTCTTCCAACATTCGGACCTGGACCGACTCGGTAGTGATGTCAGGAAAGCCGTCACGCCTTCTGAAAGGAGGCGGAGCTTCCGACTGGTCGGGACCGCGTGCCGCAGCCACGTCCTCAGCTCGCGCGTCTGCTGGGTGGGCATAGTGGCGATCCGTGCCTGTCTGCTGGACGGGGTTTATATCTTGACGCCCTTCTTCGACCGGTGGGCTTTGTCCAGGGGGTTGGGTAGGGTCGGGCCGGCCAGTATCCCGGATGGACGCGAGTTCCCCCTCGCGACTTGGGCTATCGATTGGGGGAAGCCCGGAGCCTGAAAGGCTGGCTGTATTTGGGGGATTGACGCGACCTTCGGGATTGGCCCCTTCTGGCGCCGCTTGCCCTTCGTTGACGACCGGTTGCGCATCGGGAAACTGAGCCTCTGGGTTTGTGATCGGCTCGCCGTCGGGCGTAACTTGCTCGGGCGTCGAGTCCTGCTTACTGCGCTTGGCCATGGGTGTTTCCTCGGGAAGGGCCGGCACGGTTAGCGTCCCGTGCCGGGAATTGGCGGTTACTTCTGAACGCGCTTTGCCGTGCCGCGTTCAAGCAGATTCATGACCTCTTCCTGCGGAAGGGTCACGCGCTCGCCAGCACGAAGGCGGTTTTCACGAGCCGGACGAGCCGGGTTTGTCTCAGGCTCAGGCTGCTCGGCAGGCCAGTAATCGGCAATCAGCTCGACTTCGACGCCGCCGGCCGGGGGCGGATCGCCCTTGGGCTGCTCGCCCTGGAAGGGGCCTGTAGCCGGTGGGGCGCCTGCATCGGCGCGCGCAGCGGCGTCAGCTTCGGGTCCGAAGTCTGCTTTAGCGGGCTCTTTTGCCATGGGAAGTTTCCTCAGGAAGGAGAAGGGTTGGTAAGGCTTAACCTGGTCTGGTAAGCCTTACCAGAAGACCTTACAGAAGGTCAGCGATCACCGCATGCGCGGACTCGTTGTCCACGCGGAGCGTATATTCGACCACAAGCATGCGCTTCTCAGCGTCGCCCGTCTTTGCCGGCTTATCGACAAACATGGGACGAAGCGTGACATACTTTGCTGCCGACGGATCAAGCAGAAACACATCGCGTGCTTGCTGCACGCGATTGACGACCGTGGTCAGCCTGCCGAAGTCGCCGACATAGGTGTCAGCGCCCCCGATGATGGTCGCCTGACCGGCATTCTGCCCAACGTCCGTCCTGATCTGAGCGATACCGAGGAAGGACGAGAAGACAGACTTCTGGCCAACCGGCATCATGGCAATGCGCGGGTTGCCGCCGCTCGTAAACGCCGACTGCCACGCGGTTTTCAGCATGGCCTCGGTCCACGCCCGCGTCGTGCCGTTGGTGGCCGCAACCACAAGACCTGTGCCTGTGTTGTAGCCGCCATTGGCGCCGGTCGCGCCACGAGATACGTTGGACGTGAGCCAAGCGGCTAGACCACCGAGCTTCCGAGCGACCGAGTTGGAGCCCGCCACGCTCGCCTGGTTGGCAAGCAGGATCGCCTCCTGGTCCTTCTTCAGCTCCTTACCGGCCTTGATGCTCTGATATTTAAGCTCAGACGCGCGACCGGCCTTGTCGACCGCTTCCAGTGTGCCGGTCACAAGGACGGGCTTACGGGAAATCTGCGTGAAGTTGCCCACGCGCACGGTCGGGGGACGATCCGCATAGACGTATTCGTCACCTTCGATCTGAGCGTTGGCGGTATCGGGCGCCGCGAGGACGTCCGTCTGCCATTCGTGCTTCGTGGCTGAAGCAGTGTCTCGACCGATATTCGAGATCAGAGGGGTATCCTCAGGCGTGAGCATGAAGATGGTATTCTGAAGGTCCTCACGTAGGCCCTTCAGGTCATAGGTGTCAGTTGTCCCGGCAAGCTGTGCCATAGTTTAGGGTCCAAGGCTGCCGGCGCGCCGGTCAGCGAAAGAGATCGTCTGGAAGGACCTTCATGGCCGCAGCCATTCGGGCGTCTTCGGTGGACCCTGCATTCCGAAGCACAGAAAGAGCTTCAGCTTGCTTCGCCTTCGCCTTCGTCCCAGGCGCAACCCGATTGGCTGGCCGTAGGGGCGGGGCTTGCTTTGCCTTTGAGACCGCTTCCATTTTCTGGGACTGCAGCTTCCGCCACTGGATCGCATCATGAAGAATGCGGACCTCGACGTGGGAAATGATATTCCCAATCTGCTCTGGCTTGATCCCGTAGACCTTGCCACCAATCTCGGCGGCTTCCGCCATAAAGGCTTTGCGGCCTTCTTCTGTGGCGAGCTTGGGCATGGCCTTGACCAACGCCTGATATTCCGTCCGCTTTAGATCGGCCAACTCTTTACGCTCAGCTTCTTCCGCAGCCTTCTTCTTGGCTTCGGCCTGAGCCTTCACGCCCTCCTGAGACTGCACATAGGCCACGGCCAAGTCGTGCAGCTTCTGTTGGGCCCTTTCCCGAGCTTCCTTGAGGGCAAGGTAGTGCTGCGGGTTGGTCTGAATGAGCGACGGATCGGGCGGGTCCGGAATTTGGTCCCTGATGAGTGCGGCGGCGACCTCAAACGCCTGCTTTTGCTGCTCTGCGACGGTTGACAGGGCTTCGCGCTCGGCCTCAGCGGCCTTCCGGGTCTCGGATAGCTCTTGAGTTTTGCGCGTGTAGTCGGACTGTCTGAGAAAGCCGCGCTTTAATTCCCTGAGCGTGACCTGCGATCCATCGTCCAGTTTGACTGTAACGTCGTCGCCAGGTTGCTTCTTGGGCTTAGCTTCAGCCTCTTCGTCCGACTCATCATCCTCAGCATCAGCCTCATCGGCTTCCGCTTCGGCCTCATCAGCGTCGGTGTCAGCTTCGGCGTCCGTGGAAGCCTCATCGGCCTCTGGCGCCTCGTCTTCCGCCTTCTCGCTAGTCCCGGACTTTGATCCGGGACTTGGTGCCGGGGCTTCTCGGGTGCTCTCGTCAAGAGAGTCCATGAAGGCCGCTGCAACCTTATCTTCAACCTCTGCCTGCGTCAAATTGGGCGCCGGCGGAGGGGTTTGAGTTGGGGCAGTCCCTTGCGGGGTGCTGCCTACACCTTCTGTCATAGGGATATAACCTCTTACAGTGTCAAGAGGTCCTTCCCTGTCTGCCCCGGATCAAGTCCGGGGTTAAGCGTCTTCCTCGTCTGCTGCCATTTCGCCCGTGAGCGCGATGCTTTCTATGTTTTGCACCACGCGGGACAGCGCCTGAATGCGCAGGACGCCACGAAGTGCCATGGTTGGCGCTGCCGGGTCAAATGGGTCGAGGTTGATGAGCTTATCAACCAGACCATTCTGAGTGGTGGCGATCGCCTCCTTGAAGACCTCATCATCTAGGATTTGCCGAGCCCGCGCGCCACGGACCTTCTCGTCAAAAGCGCTCATTGGCACCACGATCCTTTCTTCTTCCCGTCATACGGCCTGCCCATGCCGGCCGAAATCATGACGGTCGCGAAGTCTCGACCGTCTGGCAGAGTGACAGAGCCCACCACGCGACCCCCATACTTGTCAGGCTTCTTATAGAAGAATCGGAGCCTCGTGTTTGGCGGGACGAGGCGCTCAGCATAGCCCTTTGCCTGCTTCCCAAGGACGATTTCCTTGGCGCACTTCGCTTGTCCGACCTCACTCTCGGGAGTGTCAAGGTTAAGCACCCTGATTCCAACCACTCCCAAGGGCGTGCCGGACCAGCGTGGCACGCGGGCACGCA